AAATTATACGGGTGGGTCTGGTGGAGCTTGTGCCTCTACACGCCAAGCCAGTGGAGGAGGTGCCACAGGCTTGTGGATGAACGGCAGTAATGGTCAGGCAGGTATCACTGGTGCGTCCACATCTAGTGTGGTCGAGCATAGTTTTGGGGGCGCGTTAAATCAATATCAGGAGGGTGGTGTATACGGAACAGGTACAGAGTATGGGTCAATGGATACATACCTATATGGTAATGTTCAGGACGTTCCTGTACTAATGTCTCCATTTCCAGAAATTTTTAGTTATGACGAGCGACAACAGCAGATTCCAAGAGGGGCCGATGATGGCGATCCTTCAATGTGGAAAAGTGAAACTGAATTTTATCGGGCAGGTCAGATCATGAATGGAGGATATGATAGTCGTAAGGATGCTCTTGGAAGTGATGGAAACGGATGGTATATAGGCCAAACAACAGGGCCGTTTGAGGGTGGAAAAGGATCAGTAGTAACGGACTCTTTAGAGTGGGGTTACGGAGCGCGTGTATCTATGGGTGCGGGTTCTGGGGCTGTACGTACAACGAAAAGTGATGCAAGGTGTACCCCTGCAAAAGGTGGGGCAGGTATAGTTCTTATTTTTCCTATTTCAATGGGGTGATACAATGGCTGACTACAAAATTACATACGAAGATGGCAGCACAGGCGTAATTGTAGCGTCTGAAGAAATGGCAAGGACAGTGGCAGGTAATGGAAGCTATGAATTAATACCTATACCGCAAGAATCGACTGAGCAAAAAGCGGAAGTTGCGAGAGCCATAGGACGCTCGTGGCGAGACAGAGAACTGAATCGCACCGATAAATTCGTTAATGTGACAGACCATCCAGAGCATACTGCGATAATGGCCTATAGGGTCAAATTACGTCAATGGCCCAATGACGCTGACGCTGGATTTCCAGACACACGGCCTACCATTTAAACATGCACTCGTTTCCACCCTTAAACAAAATTCGGAGTCAGACCGAATTACAAAATAATTATCTGAAAGCGGTACGTCGCGTGGAGAGTTTGACGAGGGAACGCAATGCAAACCAGTGGGCTGCCAAAGGGTACCGTACGGACCGTGATGAAATCAAAGGCAGAGCAAGCAAATTAGAAAAAAGAGTGGTACACCTTACAGCCCAGCAGAAAGCGACCGAAGAGGCTAAAGCCTGTGGCTATTGGTCCGGTGCTGCAAGCATCTGTGTTACGATGACCTATCTCGTTATGGATGAGGTAGGCTATCCATTTGGCTGGAACAATTTTTGGAACCACTACGCAGTCAATTGTGTAGCTGTTAATATTGCCACGATTTTTTTTGCATGGCTTTATAAGTTAACGCAAAAATAATGGAAGCTGACGCAGCTAACGCGGTCCACCAGTTTGGCGCAGAGAGTGGACTCACAACGCTTATTGCAGATTGGGCATGGATCGCCATTGTAGCGTTTGTTTTGTTGTTGTTTAAAAGCTCGATTGAAAATGCAGTAGAGGGTTTACAGGTTTTCATGGGAAACGATTACAATGAGGATGATATTGTAGTAGTCGATGGTAGGCCAGGCCGAATTGTTAGAGTGGGGTTTTCCAAAACAGTTTTTTATCTCTACAGCTTTCGAGATGGGAAAATTACTGGAGGCACAAAATTAGCCGTAGAGAATGGCGCACTGGCATCGATGCGTATTGAACGCCCTTTACCAAAATTAGACCCACAAGATTTTTTTAAAGCGGATGAAGGGCCAAACGGGAAAAAAAAAGACGATCCCCAAAAACCTCCCAATCAACAGAAGGGGTAAAAATGGAAGTAAAAAATTTAGACGAAAAAATAGTCGAGATGGAAGAGAACCAGACTACCGCTATAGCTGAGTTGCAGACCGCGCAGAGCAAGGTGAACGAGCTGCAGAATTTATTGCAGCGTCAGCAGGGAGCTATTACAATTTTGCGAAACTTAAAAAAGGAAAACGAACCACAAACCGTAGAAGGGGATGATTCACATGAAATTTCTTAACACGATTACAGAAAAATTAGGTAGTAGAAAACTTGGCGTTACAGCTATCGTAGGTGCTGCAGCTGGGACCGGAGCAGCGGAGATCAGTTATCCCGTAGCACTCGTTGCTGCTGCATATATTCTCGGCCAAGCCTATGTAGATGCAAAAAAAGCGTAGCATCGATCCCTGGGGGGTTGTCGATGTTGCGTAGGGGGGTGGGACATGAGGCGTGTCCCACCCTCTACTAATACGGTAAGTTTTCTTCTACTGTAATATCTTCAGCTTTCACTTGGGTTAGGTACTTATTTGTTGTGTCTATCTTTTCGTGACCCATGCGATTCTTAACGGTTGCTATATCTACATTATTTCTCAGCAGTTGTGTAGCATAGGTATGTCTATAGCTTGTGTAGGTGGGTAACTCACTAATGCTGTATATTGCTTTTTCATTTTGATTAAATTCTTTAATACTATCAGCAAATTGATTATTCGATATAACTACGTTTTTTGTACCTACGCTCCGCTGATCTTTGTCCCATTTACTGCCTTGCCTCACATAACGTCCTGATGGAATAATATATTGACCTAACATTCCTAACTTATTTTGCCGTTTTCTTTCAGTTTCAATCATATTTTTTAACTCATCTTTAATACCAAGCGTTCGAAATTCGTGATCTTTTGGTGTATGTATTTCACCGTTAGCTGCACACGTTGATTCTTGCACATATAAAAATGATGCCTTGTTTTTATTTATTACTAATGCGTCCCATTCCAGCCATCGCATTTCATTGGTTCGCAACCCACAATACAATCCAAAATAAATAGCGATCACTATACAGCCATGCATTGGATGTTTACGTCCACAGGGATCGGTATAGTAATCATATTTCGCGCTTAGAACTGCAATCGTTCGTTTGGCCTCATCTTCGGTTAAAACTCTACGTGGTTTTGTCGTTGTTTGTTTAATGGTTGGGCATCGATTTTTATTATATGGGGAACGGTCTATTAAATTCAAATCTATACAGGCACTAAAAAAGTTTTTTAAAGCATAATTTTTTTTGTTTGTGGTGCTCGGTGAATGTTGATTCCGTTGCATATCCCACCATTCATAGTAATCGTCCTCAGACATAGATGCTGGATTAGGATGTTTTTTTCTTACATCCGATAAAACTCTTGTAAGCTCATTTTTTGTTTTTTGTAATGAATCAGGTTCTTTGCCCCAATCTTTTCTTGTTTTATTTTTTGCGTTTTCAAGGTATTTATCCACAATTAAATTCATATCAAGTTCCACAGCAGCAAAGGAGTTTGTTCTTTTTATGTGATCTCTGTAGCCAGGCCAAACCAATGCAGCATCCGCAGGACTAATTAAAGGTTTAGTTAGTCCAAACTCTCTATAGCCGTTTACCCATGTATCTATTTCTTCCGATGTAGCAATGCCGCTTTTGGACGCTTGTTCAATTCGGTTTGCAGCAAATTGCAGAGCTTTCGTGATATCTGATTTACTTACTCTTTTGATACGTGGGGGTGGATCTTTTTTGAATCCAGAAATCCATATGTTATACTGTAAAACCCATCGTCCTTTTGGCTTTTCTTTTGTTGGTTTTTCAAATGTCAGGCTTGGCATATTACTCGCTCCGCTGTGTATTTAGTCTGCTCTTTTAGACACGAAAGCAGTGGGGGGGATAAAAGGGGGGATAGTTTATTCGTATTTCCCGTTATATCCTACATTTTGAAGTAATGTTAAGCAAAGTGGAGTAATACTGCAAGTGGGACCAACGGACGATACAGAAACACTGTATATGTAGCGTTTTAGCCTAAAAAAGTAGGGAGACTCTTGTATTTAAGAGCCTCCCTAAAGATGGTGGGGGGAGCAGGATTCGAACCTACGAAGTCGAAGACAACAGATTTACAGTCTGCTTTGAGGTATTTAAAAACAACAACTTACGTTAATAGGGGGGATAAATGGGGGGGATAATTATTTAGATTTAACCCCAGTATAAGCATTTGTAGCAAACTTTTTTAAATCTCCAACGTAAAAATTTACAATCTTACTTGTTACTCTAATTGAGGGTATTCGCATACCTGTGTGGTGTCTATCCGCTGCCAATTCCTTTAAAGTTCTTTCGGGTATTTGCAGATACTCCAAAGCCGTTTGAAACGGCACGATTCTATCGTCTGGTAAGTGCTCTATCATGGGGATTCTCCTATAGTATGTCAACCAGTTTTCTTTTAATATCTTTTATGTGTTTGCATTCAAACTCTCTACTTTTTCTATGTCTGAACTTCCAGCCCTTACATGTGCAGCTCCATTTACGTTGCAAGTTTGGGTCGCGTTCGATTAGGTAAAATTCACCATCGCTTCCGATACGCCTCCAGATTTGCCTGATGTTTAAGTTGGGAATTACTGTGGTTTCCATACGATTACTGGAGTGCCTTTGCCGTATTCTCGCATTGTGTTTGTTTCAATCCATTCCTCAGCTTCTTTTAAGTTCATGCCGTGTACTCGTTGGCGTATTAACACCAGTTTATCGTAGTCGTATGCTGCGACACTTACGCCATTGTGTAGTGCAATACCGAGCAGTGCCTCGTCTAATGCCCGATCCTCGTACAGATAAATTTCATCCTCCTCGTCATTCGCAAAATCATTAATCGCATCGCGCATAAAATTTGTATTCCAGTGGTGGTAATGGCTTGAGGGAGGGAACGGGGATAACGTAACTGTCTTTGAAAATTCCTTTGGTTTCTTTGTTGCCAGGGAAGTCAGAACAGGTAGCGTAACCAGGGAGATAGATCGTTGGGGGTTTACTGGTCCACATTAGTGGATTTTTGTCACCATCGATCAGGACCAATATGTAGATCCAATTTGGTCGTGGCGTATGTGGTGTATACAAGTTGTAGCAGTTGACTATCTTACTACTTCTCATGTAGGAACCCTTGACATCGACATTCAGACATCCAAGATCATATCCACCATCCGGTGCATCAGGATTTTGATTTCGGTGAAATCTGGTAACCATGTATTGATCGATGGAGCCGTATAGATATTTGCAATAAGCAGCGGTAGCTACCTGGCCAACGCACTGGTCCATGAGCATATATTTATCACGCTGTTCGCCACGGAACGCACTGTCTCGTTTGCCGATGCCACGGTCCATGTTGTCCAGGCCGTGAGTGACAGCTGAATTAATTTCTGCGCTGGACATATTTATTTTGTGTGGCATAGTTTTGTCTCCGTTATTGGTGGGGCAGCCCCATCCCCAATGAGACTGCCCCTGCGGTGCGTGCTACTCGTACCTCTCCCTATGAGTACGAGCCTTCAACATCGCACCGCGTATATTTTTGATTCCTCTTTGATATTCCTGGTTTACGGCTTGTCTACTTTTGCCCATCACGCGACCGATTTGCTCGAACGTCCAACGACGATTTCCAATAAGACCTTTATTAAACTGGATGATACGTCTGTCGTTAGATTTTTTTACGTGATGTATATAAATTTCTTTTTCTTCATATTCCTCTGGTTGTGTACTTAAAACAGCCTTATCCAAACTCACCGGATGTTGTGCGGTGTGTTTTTGTGTCTTTGGCAATTCCTCATAGGCGACCTGCGCTGCACGCATGTACGACATTCCACCAGCAACTAATTCATTCTCTCGTTTTTTACGTTTATTGTTTTTTGCGAGATCGTGATTCGTGGCTGTTCCACCTGGGGCACACTCGACATAAGTATCGTGGATTCCGCGAATAATCCAGTGGCGCACGTACGCACCCACGGTGTATGGAGACGATAAATCAAACTTGTCTATCGATTCGGTTAGTCGCATTAAGGTATTCTGCAACGCATCATCGACATTTAATTTGTTATGCTGGTTTATAAACTGGACACACAAACGCACCATAGATCGCACCAGTTTGTCTCGCGCTTGGTAGTCCTGATTTTCCTGCCATAACCTTACACACTCTTTTTGTTCATCATGGGTTAATGGCGCGAGGGCCATATTATCCCACTGGTTTTGTCCGCTCATAAAATTTTACCCATTGCGGATGCCACTTGACGTAACATGTGCCAAGCGCACCGTTTCTATTTTTCCGTATTAAAAGTTCACCATCACCATTATCTATCTCTGGCACATGCTCCCACCCCCACCACAACATGCCTACTACATCTGCGTCCTGTTCTATCTGGCCCGAGTCACGAAGGTCAGACAAAGTAGGCCGTGATGTTTCACCCACTCTTCCTTCGATAGTTCGATTGAGCTGGGCGCACGCCAACACGGGTATCTGTAGGTCCATCGCTAATGCTTTTAGCCCACGCGATATTTGGCTGACTTCCTGCTCTCTTGAATTAGTATTGTTTCTTGCTTGCATCAGCTGCAGATAATCCACGACAACCAACCCTAATCCATGCTGACGTTGTAACCGTTTGCATCTCGCCCGTAACGCATTGAGGCTGACGCTACCACGTTGGTCTACATGGATTTTTCGTTTCTTTAGATCCTGCACTGTTAGGCTGTAGTGTTCACTTTGTTCCTTGCTTATTCTGTTTCGTTGTAGATCCGAAATGCTGATGCCAGTTTCTTGACAGAGGCAACGTAGGACTAAACTTCGAGCATCCATTTCTAAAGAGAAATATGCTACGACATCACGTTCTGCTATGTGGTGGGCTATCTGCCAGGCGAGTGCGCTTTTTCCTTTACTTGGTCTGGCTGCCAGTATAAACAACTGCCCTGGCTGCATACCGTAGGTGAGTTGGTCGAACTGGCGAAACCCACTACCCAAACCAATCATCTCAGAGTTTTTATTTTTCTTTGCCCACTTTTCCGCATCGGCAACAGCGGTATCTAAGGAGAGTAAACCTGTATCAGATTTGTAGTGGTCTAATAAGCCAGCCTCGACATCGGCTATCGCGCTTTCCGCATCCGCGTGCAAATCCTCTGCACGCTCTGCGAGTTGTCTACCCAATGATTGGAGTTTGCGTCTGGTTTCCAGATCCAGAATTTGTTGAGCATGATGTTTTGCGTTGGCCGTAGTAGCGACCATCGTGAACAGAGTCGTAGCGTCCATCACCGTATATTCAGGTAAGCGTGTCACGACCACACGCTGTAGCGTCAGTGGATCGATAGATTCGATGCCAGCTGTATCTGTGGTATGTATGTCTACTATAGATTTCCAGATCATTTTATTTTTTGTTGAGGCAAACGTGTTTTCAGACACACCCCAATCGATCAGCTCCGGTATGACATCCGGTCTATTTAACGCTGCGCTTAACACGCACTGCTCCAGCTCGTAATCCTCAATGATATTTTTATCTATCACATCGTTCCTATGAATTTTTTGTAGGTGGACCAGGGGAGCACAACCATTGGCTCTTGTCGATCCTCTTTCACAATCAGCATATCGTTATCGCCAAGCCAACGGTTCAAAAGCGTGAAACCTTTGCCCTCTTTTCTTGCTTTGACTTCGACCCGATACTGGCCATCCACAATGACATCTCCGGTGTAAGATCCACCAGCTGCACCGGACAGTGGGACGCGCTCTGCGACCACTCCCATTTTTTGGTGCATCTTTACGATCTCGCGCTCAACACGGCTGCCTTTATTGCGCCTACCTTTAGCTGACAGAGGTTTAGAAGGGGTCATTAGCAATGCCATCTTCAGTTACTAAGTTCACACGGTTCGCCTTAATCACCGTTTTGTATTTCTTTTCACCATCCTGTTCCCATGACTCAGTTCCTATCGATCCCTGCACATACAGTTTCTCGCCCTCGTTCATATCTCTCACTAGTTCAGCAGACTTACCCCAAACGGTTATGTTGTGATAGGTGCGAATGGTTTTGCCGTTAAATGTTTGTTCTTCGGTAAGCAGCGAGGCATTAGCAACTTGTGAATTGGCCGTGGTATTATGTCTGACATCGCCTTTTATCTCACCCAACAGGGTCACACTATTCACAGATATCATCACGTAATTCCTTTCTATTTTCTACGAAGTAGCCAAAAATTGTACGGGCCACAGATTTGTTTTTTAATAAAAAATTCAAGATCATCAACAGCGCATCAAAGTGGCTGGCATAGCCAGCGATCTTTACTTGATCTTCTTCTTTAGTCAGCAACAGATAGCTCTCGGAATTTTCTATTAGATTGTCTACGTCCTGCACGCTCAATTCCTTTTCTTCATTGAAGTCGAAATTAATCGTTGGAATCATCGTCATCCTCATTTTCCGTTTGTGGTGCTAACACCGGAGGGCTATCCACTGTCGCTGCGATCATACCTGCGATGGCTCTGGTGCCAATACGCGCCACGAACCATTCGATACCGTTTACTTCTCGTACCTGCCAATCCCAGTCCGGTAGATCATCCTGCAGCAGCAGTTGGACTTCATTTGGAATACTGGCTTTCCATTCACCTTTGGCTATATACATTTAATTGCTCCGTTGAAAATCGGTGAGACTGGCGTAGTAGGCTTTTAAGTCAGCCTCAGTTGCAGCCTCAAGTTTTATCGTCTTTGCATATTTGGTTCGAACGCGAGTTCGTGTTTCAGCGGTGAGTCGATCACTGGATAAAAGGGCGTTTTCCAGTTCCATAATTCCTTCGATGAGATCCGCTTGCGTGCTGGAGAGTTCAGTTTCTGTGATTTTCTTGTCATCGGTTTCTATTTGATCGAAGGGTATGTCGTTGGGGTCAACGGCTACTGGCGTGGGTGGAGTGTCGTCATTGGGCAACGCCCAATCAGGTAGGGCAGGGGGCTTTACTATTTTACGCTTTGAATCCAATGCTACCCAAACGGATTCTAAGCGATACAAATATCGACCTACTCCAAACTTTACTGCAGCGCGCTTGAAAGCGTCACTAAGCCCACCTTTTTCGGCCTCGACTTGTGTGTCACCTGCACCATCCGAACGGGTCACACCATGTATAGTAATGTTACATACGACACGCCCAGCAACTTCCTGATAACTATCGGACCAGTTGTTGCCACAAACTTGATCCAGCCGATCCATCACATCTCTGGCATCCAGATAGGCGAGTGCCATGCCACGCTTATTGTCTTTAGTTGTGCTACCTACGCGCCAGTGTATCTGATTGGCAGCGAAGGGTTTACTGAGCAGATTTAACACGTCATCCATTGGATTTTCCCCCCAGCAATACAGCAGGGAGTATCCGCACTGCGAGATACACTGCTGCCAACAGCAGACAGCCCTGCATAATTTTTTCTATTTGCTTGTCTTTGGGGGGTTTGCTATCTTTAGGCATGCGCAAATTCCTTTACTTAGCGGTTTGGGGTTTTGTGTTTCGGGGCCGAATGAGTTAGCGCTCATCCGGTCCTTGTTTATTTTTTATACTTCAGCAGACTCTCGTAGTACTTTTAATTTTCTGGCCGTAATCTGCCATTTCAAATCTTTGTTTTTTCGTATCTCATCTACAGTATGGGTAAGATCCCAGATATCAATTACTTCGGCCTTAATTATCGGATTCAGGCCCTGTGTAGCGGTGCGTTTTGGTTTGCCCCGAGGAATTATTTCTTCACGCGGACCCGCGCTGAGTGTGCAGTTGTGAATTAATATTGACGTGTCTGCGATTATGGAGGCACTGTACACATTGTAGTCGACTCTGTGGGGATGCTTGCCATTAATTTTTACTTCGTCCTCAAAATTGGGACCCAGGGCTTCTTCCCTGGTGGGAGCATCGCAATAATAGATTCTATAGTCAGGGTGAATCCGGTGTCCGATGAGCGTTCGCGCCGTTTCGATGTCAGACCAAATTGCCAAAAACATATCGTAGATCGCTTCGTCTATTGCTGGGATACCCGTTAGGTCATTATCGACACGGTCCACCAGCAGTTTTTCAGGAGTCGTGTGCAGGGCAAATGCCAGTTTACTAAGGGTGTTTACAGTAGGGTTTGCGGAGCCACTCACAATTCGCTGCACAGTCGCCAGCGATGCACCCATTTCATGGGCCAGTTCGTGTGTTTTTATGTGGTTCCTGTTCATAATTTTTCGGATGTTGGTGGCCACAACCGCGTGTATGTCAGGTGCATCAGGTTTGATTTTGAATCCAATTTTTTTTTGCATGTCATCTCCGATCCTCTTTACGGGATTATTATTTTAGCACATTTATTTTTCTAAGGCAATCAATATTTTTTAGTAAAAAAACTCATATATGAGTTTTTTAGGACAAAAACTGCGAATATATGCGTATTTGGTGTATTTAAGCACAAAATTTATGCGATTTTGAGAGGATATATAGATGTCGTAATAATATAAGCCTTGTAAAAATATTAGTTTACGAGCATAAACATGAAAATACTCATATATGAGTATTTTTTTTATATTTTGGTTTATAAAAATTTAATATTGACGTATATATAAACTTATTTATCTTAGATGCTATAAACCTTACGTATAAAATTAAAACGAGGTGAGCATGAAAGTCAGCTTACGTAAATACCGCGTGTTAGAAATCGCAGAGGCAAAAGGGTTTTCTTCACTGAAAGATTTGAGTGGAGAACTTGGATTACACCCAACAGCACTCTCTCAATTAATGTCCAACAAAACCAATTTCACAAAAGAAACTTTGGAGAAGTTATTGACCGTTTTGGATTGCGAGTTGGGGGATATCGTAGAGGCAGTCAAGGAAAAGGACTTGCCTAATTCGTAATTACTTTCTAAGTTACACCCAATCGCTAAAAGTAATGCCTCTGTAGTCCTTCGGGATTGCAGGGGCTTTTTTTTGGAATCCGAACCCCTATCAACTCAATTTGGAATCCTCTCTCTTATCAACTCAATTTGGAATCTCAATACCTATCAACTCAAATTTGGAATTTGGACTTATATCAACTCAAAATAATTTTGGAATTGGTGCGCCTATCAACTCAAAATAATTTTGGAATTTCGACCTCTATCAACTCAATTTAAGTCGTTATATATATAATTTTTTTGTTTTTTATTTTTTTATTTTTTTTTGTTTTCAGCTGCTACTTATGAGAAAATAAGCATATTTTCCAGCTTACCGGGCCAGCAAAAACCCCCCAAACCCCTGTAAATATAGGCTTTTGCTATTTTTTCCAGGCTTTCGAACGCTTCCAGGCTCCCAGGACAGCCCAGCCCCCCAAAATAATAAAAGCCCCAGGGTAATAAAAGCAGCCCCAGCCCTTAAAGGTATCCCCCACCCCACCCGGGGCACCCCCTTATTTTTCAGGAATTGCCAAAACTAAACCCCCTGGAATATTACACCCCTGGAATGCTTCAACACTGGCCAGCATCAAAGCAGCCCCCCCCACCCCACTAGGGGCACCCCCTTATTTTGTGATATTCATAAATGAATATAAAAATATATATTAATATTAATAAAATAATAGCTTGACATTAATATATATTTATTATTATTATTAACATGAACGGGGCAAACTGCTCCAAATTACTGCCCTACCCTATCAAGGGCGCACACTTTTAGCGAGGTGAAAAAATATGATAGATCAAAAAAAGAATGTTGTGACTGCGTTTAATCAATGGAAATCAAGACCAGCTGAGGAACGCTTTCTTGATATAGATCAAATGCAGGCAGTAATGACGAAACGGCGCGAACGGTGCGAAGATGTAGGCCCGTACAGCGTGGCCGATATGACAGTCGAACCAGGACCCGAAAATAGTCTAGCCCTGGTTGATGGTGATAACGGGGGCGCACTCTTAAACAATTTTTCACTTAACCAGTTAGCTGCATCAGTAAAAGCTCCAGCTGGATACCTTAGAACGCTACCCAATCACTTAGCAGCCGAATGCTTAAACGAAGGGCTTCCCGAATTTGGCGAAACAGAACGCCATTTATTGTATGAGCATGGGGATCAAGTAGGCACCATTCGAGCGATAACCAGCCCCCAGTACTCCCGTTATTGGGATAATGAAGTAATAGCCGATTTAGCCAACAGCTTGCAAGCGGATGGCTGGAGGGTTCCACCCTGTAGACCGTTCCCTGGGTGCCCCGATAATATGACTTGGACAGCAACAGCAAACGACATACTGCCTGGTGATTCCCAAAAACTAAGTATAAGAGAAGGTGATTTATGCGGGCCTGGTGGGCTGTACAGTTCGGACCGTGACAGCTTTGTTTTTATGGTGAACCAAAACCGAACAATAGAAACCCCAAGCGGGCCAATGTTTAGGGCGTTAATCTGTAAGAATTCCGAAGTTGGCCAAGCTGCTTTTGGTATTAGCTGTTTTTTATATAGTGCTGTATGTGGAAATCATATTATGTGGGGCGCTGCTGAAGTTGCTGACGTAAAGATTAGGCATAGGGGCGAAGCTGATTTGGCTGCAATACGTGCAAAGGCTGCAATGGCTGGAGCAGTAGCAGCAGCCGAAAACGCCAGCAGTTACGTTGAAGAGACTACAATATCACTAGCAGCTGAAACACTAACAGACAGCAATGCAGTGCAGCAAGCTACTAAACTCCCAAAGGATACAATCTTAGCAGCTGAAACTTTGGCCAAGGAGTATCCACAGGACCACGGGGACCGATTAGGTACAACCTGGGCATGGGTGCAAGGTCTAACAAGGGCCAGCCAGCAACGTGGGTACACAGCGGACCGGGCCAGCATTGATGGAGCAGCAGCCAACTTGCTTAAACCTATAGCAAAGCAGGTGCACAGTGTTGCAGCATAGTAATCTAATCCAGCAAGCTGTGAGAGATAGCCAGGGCCGATTTACTGGCCAATATGAGATAGTCGAAAAGAATACAAATAAAATCCCTGGGGCGTATGCTCCAGGGGTTAAGGGCTGGGCTTTTTTGGTCCCGTTTATTTTGGTAAATGTTTACGTAGTCCTAAATATCGGGGGCCAAATATGAACGCTAAAACCTTGAACGGATCGGTCCACCTGGTTAATACGTTTATAACGATTTTGAGCGAATGTGAACAGGTCATACGATTTGCCGAAACCATCACACCCGATGAAAGCAATAAAAAATATTTTTCTGATTGTGCTGGCGAAGTTTCGACTGTAGTTACAAAGGCCCAGCATATGACCGAAGAATTTAAACGCTTAGCTGAAAGGTGCGCTTAAATGATATTCTACAGAGTTGAAACCTATTGCATAGGATTTGAACCTCAACCCATAGAAAAAGTAAATCTCAAAAATAAGCGCGATGTTTATTTAGAATTAAATGACGCTGCCTTTTTCGAATATTCTGAGGGTAATACATCAATAGAATATTTTACAACTAAAGCTAAGGCTGTAGAGCATCATAAATGGCTAAAGCAGCAAGCTAAAGAAGATTGAAACCTTTAACCAAAAACGAAAACGGCCCCAGGGTAAAACCTGGGGCTTTTTTTGTGCCTAATTATGAGATAATAAGACATGACAATAAATAATTGTGCCAAAATTTGGCAAGATACGGAACGCAGCTTATATGCTGCTCTGTATTGTATCAGCAGACCCAGCGCGAACGCTAAAACCGGGGATATGCTACAGCTTGCAATAATGCCCCTGGAACTAAGCCCCACACAAGCGCAGAAACAAAAGCAGCAGCATAATTGCGGAACGGGTGCAACAGCTTGCCCCATTAAATCAATGTGCTATGTCAATACGGTTAGCCTGGTCGATGTATGGAAAAAAACAGCAGGGGAACCCGTGCAGGAAATTCCCCAGCAAGTTAAGCCTTTACGGCTGGGGAGCTGGGGCGACCCCGGTTTATTGCCCCTTGAATTGCTGGAGCAGTTGACCAGCTCTAACCCGTACGGGCATACCGGATATACCCACCTTTGGCCCCATATTGATCCCAAATACAGCAAGTATCTAATGGCCAGCGTTGACCAGCCCACTGCACGGGCGCAAAGTCTCAGCATCGAACAACTAACCAGCAAGGCCCACCAGTTAGGGTATCGAACCTATAGAATAAAGTTACCAGGCCAGCAGCTTAACCAGGGGGAAATTGAATGTTTAGCCAGCAGCCAAAACAAGCAGTGCAGAGAGTGCAAGCAGTGCAACGGTACTAAGGGCAGGTTTACCCGATCTATTGCAATAGACGTACACGGAGCACCCAGCAAAATCGCAGCATTTAAAAAGCTGGCAGCCTAATGGATATACTAGCCGTGGTGATACTCATAATAATTTTATACAAAACCAAATAAGGGGATAAGATGAGAAAACAAAGAATTAAATATTACTACATAAGTAAAGCCGATTTTGACAACGGGGCCAAACAACGGCAGGAATGGTGCTCGTATAGTTGCGATTCGACATTAAAAAACGCCTATGAGCACGAAAGCTGCTACGGCAGAAAAGATATATCTGGCGAAATTTATTACTTTAAGACTAAATTACGGACCGATATATACGACGTTTACCAGGCCACGGATACAAAGTTTAAACTGTTAGCCCGTAAAGTTACGCCCACTGTATACGACGATTTCGGGCTACCGATGATTCGAACCCGTACGCAGTGGGATGCACTTTAAAAACGAAAAAAGGGAAATAATGAAAACAATAGAAGCTAAAAGCTTTGATACTCGTATAGATGTCGATTTATTTAACTCTGGGCTGGATGCCCACCCTGAGCACGAAATACAACAACACTTAGACTTACAACTTAGTGTTGATTATGCCAATCACGGGGGCGTAGGCTGGCCCGTGCTCAAGGTGCATGATGTTGCTACGCTGGCTAACTTTCTACAAGCAGCGACTGACCTGGATAGCCCAGGGGATGCAGTTGGCCCCGATGGTGAATTACAAATAAGGGTATTTGGCAAAGATATACCCACATTAATAGACCTACTTCAATCGGCTTATATAGCGGATAAAACGCACGAAAGAAAATAAGCAAAAGAGTAAAGCAGCATACTGGCCCCCGGGTATTGTGTTACCTGGGGGCTTTTGTGTGGCTGCTGCACTCGCGTTTTTTGCTGCAAATAGCACAAAAACGGACCAGTTAAGCAAGGTGACAGCGTTTATTGACTTCGATGCTGGGGAATTGCAGGGGATAAATAATATAAGGGGGCCTAATTGATGGGGTAGGGGATAGGCCCAGGATATTGCCAGGGTATAACCAGGGGGGATAATATCGACCAGGGGAAAATATAAGGGGGTAGGTTGATAGGGTAGGGGGGTGCTTGCAGTGTTACAGTGTGGAAATAGGCAAGGGTATATCGATGGGGTAGGGGAGTAGATACCAGGGGGATACACTCGAATCTGTATAATCAACTCAAAACGGATACTGGGGATTAGTGTGCGTTCATTATATGGGGAAATATGGGTATTTGTCTATATATTGGGGTATATGAACCCAAACAGCACTATATATGGTGTATAATACCCATAATAGGTATTATCGATAGTATAAGATATATGCCCGGTCCCCTATTTATACACAAAAACAGGCAAAAAGAAGGTGAACCAACCAGAGGGGGCTATCGGTATAGGTATAGCTATAATATCCCGTATACATCTTCCCACTTTTCACTACATTGACCACATATGGCTAAGAGTATCTGTTTGGAGACTATAGAGGGGTATTTGAGGTATGTCCCTCGTTATGCGATTGTGGATATTGTTCCTCCGCGTACTCGTTGGGATGTACCTTCTCTGGTATTGGATACGGGTGAGGTGGTATTGTTGAGTGAGGAGACTGTATTGGCTCCGGTGGTGGAGTTTGTGTTTTACGGGGGTAGGTGATCGAACGGGTGTAGGTTTTTATTTGTTGTTTTTCTCTGTAATATTTTGGGGTAATATTATATCAGTATATATATACTATTATATATATAATATATATATGTACATAAGGTACATGATATCATATGAGTCTTTATTTAAGATTAAAGTACTTGTACTTAGTATCATATGAGTAAGTATATTTTATCTCATATGAGTATATATATATTATTAACCATCTTTTTTCTGCTTTACAATCTTTTTTAACGGGTTATAGTGTGAGCAGCATTTGTGCTCCTCTATTTTGTATGGGATTCTCACGATCCTCTATTCCTCCGATCACAATGCCCTCTTGCCCTTGATCGCTTAATCGCGGTCAGGGGTTTTTTTATGCCATGAGTATACACCCAGACATTCCAAATTTTTCCTGGTCTGAACTGAAGCCCAGGCATTGCAGTGAAGAGGAACTGATAGCGCATTGTTGTTTAAAGGTCAGCGATCGGTTCTGGCTGCACATGAAAAAGTTGCAGCAGTTACGGGACGATTGGGGAGGTCCGTTGCGGATTACCTCCACCTGGCGTGATGAGGCATACAATCGGAGTGTGGGAGGTGCGCCCAACTCGCAGCATTTAACCTGGGCTACGGATGTTGTTCCGAAAGATCCAACCCCTACGGAAGTGGAAGAGCTTTCTGTTTTGGCCGATCAGTTAGGGTTTAATGGGATTGGAATGTATCCACAGAAGGGATTTGTGCATTTGGATATGCGTGGCGAACAAGCGAGATGGCTGGTATGAAGCTGAATACGAATCACAAACAGGCGATTCAGTTGATGATCCTCGATCGATGGGTTCCCTCGAAAACCACGAACAATGTGGCTAACCATTTAGGCGTTGCACCTCAAACGGTAGCCCTTTGGCGTACGGACAAGGACTTTTGCGAGGAATTTAAGCGTCAGTTGGACATTTATCGCAAGAATTTTGACGATGTGCAGCTGGCAGACCGAAAAGAGCGCGTAAAAGAGCTGCAACGACTCTATGTGAAGATACCGGACAAGCGCATTGCTTTAAAAATTAAGGTTTTAGACACCATTGCCCGTGAAATGGGTGATGTGCAGACGCATGTGCACAAACATATGCTCGAACGGGCTGATAATCAGGATGGAGTAAATGCACCTCCGCAAGCCAATACCTATGAAGAGTGGGTAGAGCAGAATCGCCAGATGGAAGAGATGATGAAGCTGACCGAAGCCAAACCAGTGGAAGCTGAAGTGACTACGGAGGACGTTGTTGAAAACTGAACTCCCTATAGCTGATCCAGACATTGCCTTTGAAACGGATAAGGCCGAATTGCCTAAACCGCAGCCTGGACCACAGGAAAAAGCGTTGCGTGCAACCTTTGTTAATGAAATGCTATGGGGTGGAGCGCGTGGAGGTGGGAAAAGTTTCTGGATACTGCTGGATTTTGCCCAGGGAGTCAAAGAGCATGGCAAGAACTGGCGTGGCATCATCTTTAGGCGCACCTATCCCGAACTGGACGAGATCTTAAACGAATCCAGGCGCATCTTTTACAAAGCCTTTCCCGGTTGTGAATACAAGGTGGGTCAACGTAAGTGGTTTTTCCCGAACGGGGCTGAACTGTCTTTGCGTCACCTGGAAAACGAAGCCTCCGCAGACAGTTACCAGGGTCACCAGTATACCTGGATCGGATTTGACGAGATCCAGCAGTGGGAAAACCTAAACGCCTACCACAAACTGAAAGCGACCTTGCGATCCGGTGCTGCCGAAGTGCCGAACAAGCGTATTCGATGCACAGGCAACCCAGGTGGAGTAGGTCATCAGGAAATTAAAGCCTATTTCATCGATAATGCCCCCGAAGGTACGGTGTATAAAGACCCTAAAGACAATTCCACGCGCATGTTTATCAAATCGCTGGTAACAGACAATAAGATCCTGTTAAAACGCGATCCCAACTACATTGATCGACTTAAAGGCGTTGGAGACGACCTGCTGGTTAAGGCTTGGCTGGAAGGGGATTGGGATAGTTTTGTTGGGCAGTATTTTTCGCGCTGGAGAGAGGACGAGATCGTAGTGCCCTCGTTTAAGATTCCTACACACTGGTCGTTATGGGCTGGATTGGATTACGGTGAATCCAGTTACACCGCTTTTGCCCTCTTCACGCAGGACCACGAAAAAAACATCTATCAGATCATGGAGTTTTACAAACGCGGAGCCACGGCATCGACCTACGCGCAGGAGATCAATCAGATGGTCGAAAGCTGTCCATTTACGGATGGTCGCAGACCTACCGCTATTTATGCTGACCCTTCCATGTTCACCAAAAGAAGATTAACCGAAGTCATACAAACCAGCCCTGCAGATGTGTTTCAAGATCATCATCTCTACCTGCAGCGTGCCAACAACGACCGAGTTACCGGATGGCGCATTTTGAACGATGCGTTAGCCAATAAAAAGTTTTATGTGTTCGATCAATGGAACGACAATACGTTGCGAACCCTTCCTGCCCTACCTCGCTGCAAACGCAACCCCGAAGATCTGGACACGCACGCAGAAGATCACTTAGCCGATATGATTCGCTATGCACTGATCCATCAGTATCGACCTGCCCGTTTGGTTGAGCCAGCTAACCGCGATCCGCAGCTGGGACAAAACGTGATCGATTCGATCCTGGATAATCAAACCGCAGAATACGGGAGATACAGTTGAAACAGGAACAAATAAATTTCTGGCGCAAATCAATCGATAACGGCATCACCTACATGCGTCCAAAGCACAAGCTCTGGCACAAACTGTTAGGGATGTATAAAAACGAGTTTGAAGTGGCTGGACTGGACAAAGATCAGGTTGTTCGCATCAGTCGTTTTTATCCGTTGACCAGACAGATCATATCGTCGATAGCGTTTAACTATCCAACCGTGTTTATGCGCGTAGATAACCCAAACCGCGAATTTCAAGCTCAGATTTTAGAGCGCGTAGCGAATGCAGCCCTGGAAACGATGGGCGTAAAAGAAGAGATGCACCAGGCGATCTTTGATGCGCTCTACTGCTCGTTGGGTTGGCTGAAGTTCGATTACAATGCCCCTGGCGATGATCTCATGGCTCCGTATGTAGTGAACGACTCACTGCAGGACGACATGGTTGCGGTACGACGAGTTTCACCGTTTAACATCATGGTCGATCCGCTCTGTCCTCCGCATAAGCTCGGACACGCTCGGTACATCATCGAAAAGATGCTGGTCCCACTGGAATTTGTCCGTAACGATGATCGGTTTGTCAATCGCAGACAGATCCAGGCCATTACCAACCGCGAAGATGAAACCGATTCGCTGTATGAAATGCAGGACACGAATTACACCGATAACGACGAAGAGAATGCCACTACGCAAGCCAAAGAGCTGGGTGAGTTTGCATTACTCTATGAAATACATGACAGAGTGCATCGCAAGCGCATCGTTTTTGCCGATGGCGTAGAGCAGCCCATCGAAGATATTCCGCATCCGTTTTTAGAGCAGGAACCCGTGATGCAGCCCGATCCGTTTACGGGCGAGATGATGATGACCGGAGAGTTCGAACAAACGGGTTCGTATCTGGTGCAGGGAGGCTTTCCGTATCACGCACTGAAGTTCGACTTAAGCGAAGAGTCGTTATACGGGCTGCCGATGATGTCGTATGTCGAAGATGAACAGAAAGCGATTGTTGAAAGTGTTTCTCGCAGGGTAGACCTGCTAAAGCGGTATCCGCGCCTCATTTTAGGGCAACGGTCCGAACGCGAAGAAAACGCAAACATTGGCGATCAGATTACTCGCGCACGCGATGGTTCGATCATCTGGTGTAACGATGTGAACAACGGCTTTAGGGAAATGCAGATGGGAAGCCCTCCACCCGATCAGCTGGGCATCGAAGCAGACATGCGCCAGTATGAGGAACAGGTGTTGCAGGTTTCACAGATGGCGATGGGAGGTGGACCACGAAGAACGGCTACGGAAGCCTCGTTGATTGCCTCGTTTGGAACGCAGAACCGCGAATGGTTAAGTGCCGAAGTAGGTAAAGCCTACGAAGCGATTGTGGCGAACACGTTCCGCATCATGGCCGATCCGCGTTACACACCGGAGAACTTTATTATCAACGTGTCCGAAGGGGAAAACGATCCGGTATATCAGGCCGTAACCTCTGATCTGTTTAAGGTGCGTTTTAAGGTTGAAGTCGAAACGCAATCGATGCGTCCATTGTTCGAACAGCTTGAGCGCGAAGATACACTCGCCCTGGCTAACTATATGTTCCAGATGCCCGAAGTGGATCGCACCGAAGTCATCAAACTGGTTATGCGTGCCTTTAGAGTGCCTGACATGGATAAGTTCATCAAGGGATCAGCGGATCAGGAAGCGGTGCGTGCAGCGCAACTGGAAAACCAGTTTTTTGCAGCGCGTCAACAAGACCCAGGTGTGTTACCCGAACAGGATCACCAGGTGCATTTACAAACACATCAACAGGCACAACAAGATCCTGCGGTCACGCAATATCTACAACAGGCGATGCAGGTCAATCCACAGGCCATACAAATTTTTCAGCAGCTTATGCAGCGACACATACAACAGCATCAGCAGTATCTGCAGGGTGAAGCACAAGGTCGCGCACCTCAACCACAGGAATCGGAAAAAACTATTCCCAGCGTACGGGATGCCAGTAACGTACAGGCACAAGCCCAAAACATACAAAGTGTAGTGCGTTCCAATGCCCAGCGCGTGGGTCAAGCAGCCAACATTAATACGGAGCAGAACTAATGCCTAAAGTGGGAAATAAAGAATTTGGATACGACAAGAAGGGGATGGCTCAAGCTAAAGCAGCCTCTCGCAGATCAGGTAAGCCCGTAAAGATGGGCAAGCAGACAAGCTATACCTACGGCAACGCAGGACAGATGGGTAAGACCGCAGGTATTCAAGGACAGACACATAAGTGTTAGGAATGTAAATGCCGATATACGATTGGTTTTGTAAAAAGTGCGAACGGGAGGAGAAGGACGTGTTTTATCAAACGTCCAAGCTCCCAAAAACCCGTGCGTGCAAATGTGGTGGAAGAATGGCGCAGGACTTTTCACAAAAGGGTCGCAACCAGATACACCACGACCACTCCAGTTTATACGGCAAATGGGAACCAGCAGTAGGTGAATACATTTACAACTATTCCCATAAACAACAGATAATGAAAAAATACAATATTACCGAAGCAAACGACCCTGTTAAAGGATCACGCGAGTTTCGTATAGACCCCCCAAAAAAGACTCCCAATGTACAAAGCGATTGGGCTGATGAGCCCAGTAACGCGCAACAGTGAGAGGTAAGTAAAATGTCAGAAGTAGTAGCCGAACAAGCCGAAACCGTAGCCCAGGATTCGACCCCTGCAGCTGCCCCTGTAGATGAGCCACTTTCTCTTGGAAGCGACTTAGCGCAGGATACCAGCAGCAGTGCTCAGAATACCAGCTCGGACAATTCAGATTCGTTCGATGCAAGCAGTATAACTAATTGGGCTACGCAGGATAAGTCTGCAGTACCCGAACAGTATCACAGCGTCATTGATGCAGCGAAAAATCAGCAAGCAGATTACACGCGCAAGACGCAGGATCTGGCCGATCAGCGTAGGCAGTTTGAAGCGCAGATGACACAACAGCAGCAGATGGTTAATAATCTGCAGCAACAGGTCAACCAGAACCAGCAGCAGAACAATCAACAGCAGAACGATCCTTATGCGGATCTTCGTCAACGTCTTGGACCCGATGAAGGAGCTGCCATTGATGTAGTGAGGCAGATCTTTAAAACGGAGTCGCAAGGCATTGAAGATCGATTGGCAAAACTGGATCAGCTGGAACAGGGATATACCAATCTTGTCAACCAGCAGAACCAGGGAAGGATCAAAGAAGCTGCAGATCAGTTGGCGCAAGCGCGTGAAAAATATGGAGATCGATTGGATGCACATGCGTCCGGTATTAAGGGATTGATTAACGCAGTGAATCCTGACACAAATCAAAACTATTCGATTACCGAAGCGTTTGAATTGTTGTCCGGTGAAAAAGCGAATCAGGCTGCTGCATTACGTCAAGCCGATTCCGATACCCGTAATAACTCCAAGCGTGCTGCCAGTAGCGGATCAAGTGTTGTTGTGAGCGGTGAAGGTGCAGCCATATCGGATGCAGAACTTATTGCGGAAGCACGCAACCTCGGTTTTGAATAACAATGGAGAAATAAACAGTGCCAGCTATTACAACAAGTGAGCAATACGATGCATTATGGTCCTTAACAGCTCGCGCAAAAAAGAAACGTCTGACAGACAATATTTCAGACAGTTACCCCACTATTGCAGCGTTTAGAAAAGCAGGAATTTTAGAGACTTATAACGGTGGGAAGCAGATTCAAGAAGATTTGATGTATGAACTCGCGGATTCGGAATGGTTTGATGGCTACGATCAGTTGTCAAGCAATTCAATGGATGGAATCACATCTTGCTTTGAGTACTTCCGGTACAATGCAACGCCTATTGTCATATCAATGACAGAGGAAATGGAAAACCGTTCATCGGACAAAGCGGTTAAATTGTTGACCGCAAAAACCGAACAGGCGATGACCGGATCGATGTCCACCATTAACGCTGCATTGCTCAGTGCTCAATCGGGTAAAAGCATTGTTGGGTTGCAGGACATCTGTTCCGAAACAGCAGGTGGAACAGTACACTCAGTAAACAGTGCTACCAATACCTGGTGGGACAACAAGCGCGTTGATTACGATAGTAGTGCAGGTGCTAATGATTTTAATGCCAAGACAGGTGATATCTATTATGGCGTTAGGGCTATGCGCGATCTTTGGAACAAAGTGAGTGAAAGTAATGACACACCAAATTTATTGGTGACCAATTTTTCAGTGTATGGGGACTATCAGTCTATATTCGAAGGAACGGGTTATTATCGCTTTTCCTCCACCACTAATCAGGCGTTAGGTGACAGTGAAAACAACGCCACATTCCGTGGTGCTGAAATGATTGTTGACCGCGATTCACCGGGTACTGTAGATAATCACAACCTCTACATGCTGCAGACTAAATACCTCAAGTTGAAGATGCAGGAAGGTTTGAACTTTGCTAAGACTCCGTTCAAAGAACCTGTAAGTCAACAAGCTAAAATTTCATATGTAATCACTTCTCTTCAACTAATGACCAACAACAGGCGTAGGCAGGGTGTACTCTACAACATCGAAACATCATCAACCATTTAATTAACCTGGGGGGCAA